TGCTGCTGGTAAAGTTTTGGCTGGTCACATGTCTTCAACTGCAACTGCTAACACTATTCTTTCAACAGAAGTATTGAGAGACCCAACATCGTTTGGTGACATAGTTAGAGGCTTACATGTCTATGGTGCGAAAGTACTTAGAGATGAAGCTTTAGTAAGTGCATTCTACGGAATTGACTAATACATAAATTTGGGGGAGTTTTAGGACTCCTCCTTTTTTTAACCCATAAATTTTAGAGGTAAATAATATGGCAATAGTAAATATAAGAGATACTGGTCGTAATTCAGCAAAAGTAGGCGATGTTCGTGAACTTGCTACTAAAGTTCAGAAACCTTCAGATACTGAAGCAATAACTGCAGCTAATACAATTACAGCAGCTGAATCAGGCACTCGTTATGTTTTAAACGTAGCAGCAGCTAAAATACAAACTCTTCCTACTCCAGCAGCAGGATTAGAGTATTGGTTTTATGTTGGAGCAACAGAACCTACAGGAACACACACAGTAGTTACAGCATCTAGTGCTAATATTATTGTAGGTAATGTATCTTCTCCAGAAGATGCAGCAGGTTCAGTAGCTACAGTTACAGACGCAGATACCATTTCATTTGTTGCTAATAAAGCTGTTCATGGAGATTTTGTTCATGTATGGTCTGACGGCACTAACTGGTATTTAGACGGACAGTGTAAAGTTCAAGACGGAATTACAACCACACAAGCTGGTTAATAATACAGTCTATGGTATTAACTGATACCAAAACGGAGGAGTTTAATTATTCCTCCCCTAATTTAAAAAGGAGATAAATATAATGTATGGTAAAATGAAAAAAGATGGTAATGCTTCAGCTAGAAGAGAGTCAATGATGTATGGTGGTATGCAAAAATCTTCAAGAAAAAAAGCTAATATGGGCAGAATAATGTACAACAAAGGTGGTCAACCTGAATATAAGTCTGGTGACATGCCAAAAGCTAAACCTTGTTAATATGAAAGGTGTAAAACATTATAAAAAAGATGGTACTGAGTTTAAAGGTAACACACATAAAATGCCTAACGGACATTTACATTCTAATAAAACTCATACTAAAACAAGCGTTAGACTTTATCATTTTAAAGATTTAAGCAAGACAGCAAAGAAAAAAGCTAAAGGTAAAAAATAATGGCTACAACATATTTAGATTTAACTAACGAAGTTCTTAGAGAATTAAATGAACTTCCTTTAACTTCTGCAAACTTTGCAGATGCAATAGGATTACAGAAATTTGTAAAAGATGCAATTAATAAATCTATATTTGATATAGCAAATGCAGAACCACAACTACCTTTCTTTAGTGCAGGTGTTAGTGGTAGTACAGACCCCTTCTATGGTAATGTAACAGTAGCAAGTGTAGCAGGACAAAGGTGGTATACTTTAAAAGCTGATAGCTCTAGTATAACTACGGACTATGCTTCAATAGATTGGGATGATTTTTATTTAACAACAATAAATGTAAGTGGTGAGTCAAGCCCTTATGTTTCTAAAGGTTTAAAATTTTTAACATTAGATGATTGGAAAAGATATTATAGAGATAGTGAAAATGCAGATGATGCTAATTCAACCCATGCTGAACCAATACATGTTATTAAGTCTCCAGATAGCAGGAAGTTTGGATTAAGTCCAATACCTGATAAGGTTTATAATGTGCATTTTTATGCATTTACAAAACCTACAGCTTTAGATGCTCATGGAGATACAATAGTTTTACCAGAACAATATAGTAATGTAATAACTGCAAGGACTAGATATTATATCTGGCAGTTTAAAGAAAGTCCACAACAAGCAGCTTTTGCTTTAGATGATTATAAAAAAGCAATGAGGAGTATGAAATCAAATCTTATGAATCCTACTCCAAAATATATGACAGATGATAGGACATACTTTTAATGGCAACAAGTCAACCATATACAGTAGCATGTGAAGGAGGATTAGTTACAGCATCTAATCAAATTGATTTATTGCGTAGACCCGGAGTAGCTACTGAATTAGAAAATTTTGAAGTTTCTATAGAAGGTGGTTATAGAAGAATTAATGGATTTACAAAATTTGGTGCAGGTAGTGCTGTACAACCAACAGGAGGTTCTACTGCAATACTAGGAGTATTTCCTTATGCAGACGGAGTAATTGTTACTGCTGGTACAAATATTTATTTTAGTAATACAGGAACAAGTTGGGTACAAATAAATAGAAGTTCTGTATCTGGTAGTGGGGATAATTATTCAACTTTTACAGGTAGAAGTGCATTAACAAGAACTTCACAAGGGCAATGTCAGTTTACATTATTTGATGGTGCTACTTATGATTATGGTCAAGTTATTATAGCTGATGGAGCTAATAAACCTTATGCATTTAGAATGGAAGGAACAGGTAGTATTAGTGATAGAACATTTTTTGCAGAGGAAATAACTGTATCAAGTACTAAAGGTGTTAAATATCTTACAGTCCATGATAAACATTTAATAGCTGCTGGAGTTGAAGATAACTTAAATACAATTTATTATAGTGGTACTTTAGACCCTACAGATTTTACAAGTACTGGTTCAGGTAATATTGTATTAGAAGACCAGATAGAAGGAATTAAAGGTTTTCGTAATGAATTATATATATTTTGTACAAATAGTATATTTAAGTTAATAAATATAAATGATGCAAGTAATATAACTATAGTACCAGTTACTAAGAATGTCGGTTGTTTAAGTGGTTATAGTATTCAAGAGATAGGTGGTGACTTAATATTTTTAGCACCAGATGGAATAAGAACAGTTGCTGGTACTGCAAGAATCGGAGATGTTGAGTTAGGTACAGTTAGTAAAGCAATACAACCAGAATTAACTGTACTAGCACAGAGTATTAATAGTTATAGAATTACAAGTGTAGTGATTAGAGAAAAATCACAATATAGATTATTTTATACTAATCTTAGTGCAGCAGCATCAGGACAAGAAGGAATAATAGGAACTTTAAGACAAAATGGATTTGAATGGTCTCAAACAAAAGGACTAGAAGTAACAGAAATAGGTTCTGGATTTAATTCAAATGGTGTAGAAAAATACTATCATGGTAATAATACAGGTTATGTATATGTACATGATTCAGGAGATGACTTTGATGGTACTGCAATTTTAGCAAGATACTCTACACCTGATTATGATTATGGAGATTTAGGAACTTTAAAAACTTTACATTATGTTAGAATATCTGCAAGTGCTGAAGGTATTGTAGAGCCAGATGTACAAGTTAAGTTTGAGTATGGTAATACAAATATACCTCAACCTACAGCTTTATTTGATTTAGGAACAATAAATCCACCTTCAAAATTTAATAGTGCTGTATTTGGCACAAATTCATTCGGAGGAGTTTCTTCTCCAATGATAAGAGTTCCATTACAAGGGAGTGGAACAAGTAACAATTTTACTGTGATTTCAAATGATACGAAATCACCATATAAAATCAATGGTTTATATGTAGATTATATACCTTCAGGTAGGAGATAAAATAATGGCAAGTTATATTAGGCAAAGTACATTTAGTGATGGAGATACCATTACTGCTGCACTATTTAATAATGAATTTAATCAATTAGTAAACGCATTTAATGTAAGTTCAGGACATACTCATGATGGTAGTACAACCGGTGATGGTGGTCCTATCTCAAACTTATTTAGCAATGCTTTAGTGTTTGGTACAAATGCTGAAAGTGATATTGCTATTACATTTAATGCTGCATCTAACGATGGTGTATTAACATGGAAAGAAGATGAAGATTACTTTGAGTTTTCTGATGACTTATTAATTGCAACAACAGAAAAAATACAATTTAGAGATACAGCTATATATATTAATTCTAGTGCTGATGGGCAGTTAGATTTAGTAGCTGATACAGAAATACAAATAGCAGCGACTACAATAGATATGAATGGTGCTGCAGATATTTCTGGTAACTTAGCAGTAGGTGGAAATCTTACAGTTACAGGTAATGCTACAATATCAGGTAATTTAACATTTGGTGATGCAGCTTCAGATACTGTAGCATTTAGTGCAGATGTTGCTTCTAACTTATTACCAAGTGCTGATAATACTTATGACTTAGGTGCTTCAGGTTCTGAATGGAAAGACTTATATGTTGATGGGGTTGCTTATGTAGATGCAATTAACTTTAATGGGACTGCAATTACATCAACTGCTGCTGAACTAAACATATTAGATGGAGTGACATCCACAGCAGCCGAGCTTAACATTCTTGATGGAGTAACAGCTACAACTGCAGAACTAAATATAATGGATGGTGTTACATCAACTGCAGCAGAATTAAATATTTTAGATGGTGTTACAAGTACAGCAGCAGAACTTAATATCCTTGATGGTGTTACAAGTACTGCAGCAGAGTTAAACATCTTAGATGGTGTTACAGCTAGTGCAACCGATATAAATCTTATAGATGGAATAACAAACGGAACAGTAATAGCAAGTAAAGCTATTATAACAGATTCAAACAAAGACATTACTGGTGGTAGAAATATAACTATTAGTGGTGAATTAGATGCAGCTACACTAGATATTAGTGGTGATGCAGATATTGATGGAACACTAGAAGCCGATGCAATTACTATTGGTGGTGTTACATTAGCAGAAACAATTAGTGATACTGTTGGTGCAATGGTATCTTCTAATACCGAGACAAACATTACAGTTACATACGAAGATAGTGATAATACATTAGACTTTGTTATTGGAACACTTAACCAAGATACTACAGGTACAGCAGATAACATTACAGTCTCTGCAAATAATAGTACAGATGAAACTGTATATCCTATTTTTGTTGACGGAGCTACAGGTTCTCAAGGAGCAGAAAGCGATACAGGTTTAACTTATAATCCTAGTTCAGGTAATTTAACAATAGGTGGTCAACTTGCTGCTGCAACTTTAGATATTTCTGGAGATGTAGATGTAGATGGTACATTAGAAGCTGATGCTATTACAGTAAATGGTACAACACTAGCAGAAACAATTAGTGATACTATAGGAGCTATGGTAACAAGTAATACTGAAAGTGGTATTACAGTAGCATATGATGATTCAGATAATACATTAGACTTTACAGTTGGTACACTTAATCAAGATACTACAGGCACAGCTTCTAAAGTTATAGTTTCAGACACTAGTGCAGATACTAATTTTCCTGTAGTCTTTCATGATGAAGGGACAGGAAATACTTTATTAGATGACACAGGAGCTTTACGATATAATCCAAGTTCAGGAACACTTCTTATTCCTGCTATAAGTTTATCTGGTAATGCCGATTTTAATGGTGATTTAGACGTAGACGGAACTACTAACCTAGACGTAGTAGATATAGATGGAGCTGTAGATATGGCTTCTACACTACAAGTAGATGGAGCTATAACTTTTAGTAGTACTTTAAATGGCGTAGATATTCTTGCTGATGCCACAAATTTTGTAGATAGTATTTTAATAAGTCAAAATGCAAGTACAGGTACTTTATCAAGTGCATCAAACAATACAGGTTTAGGCGATAGTGTTTTTGCTGCTTTAACCTCAGGACATGATAATACAGTAATCGGTAAAGATGCTGGTAAAGCTATAACAACTGGTGAAGAAAATGTAATAGTCGGCCATAAAGCTGGTGATGCTTTAACAGATGCAGATTATAATGTTGCTGTAGGTAGAAGTTCTTTAACCTCAGATACACTAGGAAGCAAATCAACAGCTCTAGGACATGGCACATTAAACACACAAAACTTTACTACTGCTACAGATTCACATAATGTTGCCGTTGGTTATAACGCAATGGCTTTAACTACTACAGGTATTTATAACACAGCAGTTGGTAGTACAGCTATGGACTCTAACACCACAGGTTCGTCTAATAATGCCTTTGGTTATGGTGCTTTAACTGCGAACACTACTGCAGCTTACAATAACGCTTTTGGTATTAATGCATTAGCTGCTAATACTACAGGAGGGTCTAATTCAGCTTTTGGTCATACTGCTTTAGATAACAATACTACTGGTTCAAATAATGTAGCTGTTGGTGCTAACGCTTTAGATGCAAATACTACAGCCGATAACAACACGGCAGTAGGTAAAGATGCTTTGTTAGCAAACACAACAGGTACAAGAAATGCAGCAGTAGGTACTTTTTCTTTAGACAGCAATACAACTGCTAATGATAATACAGGTATGGGTTATGGTACTTTAGCTAGTAATACCACAGGTGCTTTCAATACTGCTGTTGGTAGCAGTGCTTTAGTAGCAAATACAACAGGAGCTAATAACGTAGCTGTTGGTGAAGCTTCATTAGATGCAAATACCACAGGAGGAGATAATACAGCAGTTGGTACAGGTGCATTAGGTGCTAATACTACAGCTTCAAGCAATGTAGCAGTAGGTAGGGCAGCTTTAATTAATAACACTACAGGTGCTGACAATACAGCTATAGGTGCCTTAGCTTTAGATGCAAACACTACAGCAGATGGAAACACAGCCGTAGGTTCTAGTTGTTTAAGTGCTAATACCACAGGAGCAGATAATGTTGCTATGGGTGAGGCAGCTTTGTTATCTAGCACTACAGCAAATAATAATGTTGCTATAGGTAGAAGTGCAGGAAGAAACTCAACAACAGGATTAGTAGATAGTGTTCTTGTAGGTTATCAAGCTGGTGGTTCTGGCTCAATGGGTAGCTATACTGTAGGAGTGGGATATAACGCACTTTACAC